CACAGTCTTGCGACCGGATGCGAGTCCCGCGGGGATTGCGAACCAGTACGGCTGCTTGCCAGGGCCAGGGCGCACGTAAAAGCCCTCTTTGGTCGCGTTCCAGCCCGGCGCGCGACGGTTCTTGGGACCGGGTGCGGCCGAAGCGCTTCGTGGCTCTTCGAGTGGAAAGCCAAGCCGGGTGAAGATGTTGCGCGTCGCGGCGGGAATGGGGATGCCCGCCTTGTTGAACGCAGTGGCGACCACGACGGCGTTCTTCTTGCCAAGTCCCATGGCACCGCGATTTATCCACTCGCGAGTAGTGATGTTACGCTCCATCTTGCGCCACTTGTAGAATCGCGGTTTGCCGTTCGTACCGGGGCGCACGTAGAAACCCTGGCGCGTGGCGTCCCACGAGCTGGCGAGTGGGTACCTGTTCGCCAACTTGGCCTTTTTGGCCGCAGCGTCTCCTCCCTTTGCAGGTTTCTTTATCGCAGGGGAATTTGCAAGGTTGAAAGCAAGGAATGGAACCATCTCGTATTTTGCGAAAAGCTCCTTGAAGAGTTGTTTGGGCGCCTCGCGTTCCGAAGGGTCCTTGATACCTGTGAAAAGCACGGTGCCGTTCTTAAAAAACTGATAGGTCCACTTGGGGCTCTTGAGCTTGAGGACTATAGCCGGGACGCCACCGACTTTCTCGTCATATATGCTAATGCTGTCGACCATGGACACAGGGAGCTTCTTGAGCTCGTCGCGTAGGTCTTCGAGGGCGATTGTCCTATTTATGTAGAAAATACCATCAATCTTTTTATAGGTCGGAGGTGCTTTAAGAAGCAAACGCGGAGCCCAGCCGTTCTTCACTATAGCCAAGAGAGCTTCCTCATAGTTGCCGAGGCCCATGACGTCAAAGTACTTGTCGGTCATGACAATGGTCTGCTGACCGCGCTTGGCGATGATCTTCTTCACGTCGGCCGTGTCACCTATCCACCCCTGCCCTGAAACCCAGCGAATCACGGGCTTTTTAAAGGTGGCCGCGTACCCCATGATCTCAGAGAACCCCTTTGGTTCCGCTTCGAATACCATTTTAAAATTCGTCGGCAGTTTGAAAGTGACTATTTTGGCCGTGAGTGCAGATGGGGACACCTTCCATGCTCCCTGGTTGTTGGTGAAAACGCGCTTGGATCGCCATAGTTTCTGAAACTTGGCTATGCGAGCGCGCTCGAGACGGGCCTGATCCCCGAGCGGGTCCATTAGTATTTTCCTATATTTTAATCCTGAGCCAAGAAATCCAAGCCGAAGATGAAAGGCTGAGTCGAGTAGGCATTTCCGTTGTAAATCTTCGAGTCCATCCGAACCTCAAGCTCCTTGGCACTGAAGGGGCCTGCGTAGAAATCCTGATTGAACCGATGGGTCCCCAGGTTGTTCTGCTTACAGTGCTCATTGAACCGGGCGATGAAGAGCGTCTGGGGTATGAAAAGGCCAGGACCGAACTTGAACTTCTCCGAGCACAGAAAGTGCTGGAGCGCATTCGTAACCTGTGCAATCTGGCTCTGTACCGTCTTGAAGTATTTGGGGAGCACGTTCCAGATGTCCTTGTCAGAGTACTTGTGTGCGTAGTCCAGATATGCCCGCAGACACTTGCACAGAATCGCTGGAATCTCCTGCTCGAGCTTCTGATCCAGATGGGGATCGGCATCCGCCACCTGACGCCCAAAATTCCACGTGGCCAAGCGACGCAGAATAGACCCTGAATTATCCTTCCAGTTGGGCACCTCATTTCCTCCCAGAATTCCTGGCGTCTTCCACTGCATGCTCAGTGCCGTCTCATTCTTTCTGGCCACTGAAACATCCTCACCGGACACCAGCGACTGAAACTCCGCCTGCTCGAGCTGGAGATCTCCCTTGATCTCAGGACTGATGAACATGAACCCGCGATAGATGCTCTGGAGCCCAAACTTCTTTTCGATATTGTTCGACAGGGTCGCGACGTCTTCGCACTCGTAAAACAACTTACAAACCTTCGTGATCAGGGTCGACTTGCCAGAACGCGCGATACCCTTCAGAAACGGAATCACCTGCCAACCGTCCAGTTCGTTCACCTCGAAGCACAGACGGCCGCAGAATACGTACATCCACTTACACACATCCGCCTCGAACTTCTGGTAATCCAGTACACATTGCATGTGAGGAGTGGGAATGTCGTACCAGTCTTCGATCTCATCGTACGAGTCGAAAGGCAAGTCGAAATATTTACAGCTCACGAGCGTGGGATCCAATTCCCGAAACTCGCGCGACTTGTAAGGGTAAAACTTGATTCGATACTTTTGTTGCTCGACGTCCCAGTCCTTTCCAGCCAACAAGCCGTTCTGGAACGACCACGTGTGCCGATCTTTCTTGATCTCTGGGAACTGGAAATCCTTGCAATGCGACAAGTGACGCACGACATCACCCACGAGGCCCCCGCGGCTCGTCAGGTTCTTCCACATCTCTGGGTTGTCCTCCTTCTGTGTCGTGTCGTACACAAAGTCCTTGATCTCCTTGACCTGCTTCCAGGCTCGGGTGTTCCTAATCTCAATACAACATTGGTCACGGTACCGGCGATACCCCTCATCATACGCTTGATGAAGCAGAAACAAGAGAAGCTTCTGGTAAGGCGTGTTGGAATCGTCATCCTTCAAGGACGAGTCGTTGTTGTCGATGGCGAGCGTCGGGTTGTTGATGCGGTTGAACCGACGGTCCCAGATGCGAAACTGCTCAAACATCTCCTGACGGTCAACAATCAGGCGACGGATCCGAAATTCAATCGTGAATTCCTCCCCGTTTACATCCTTGCTCGGACGCTTATTGGCATTGAGATTATCCACACGCGTCAGGAGGGTCCTACAACTGTTGATGAAACGGTCCTTGCGCGTCTTCACGTGTTCTACTATATGATTGCGCGGATAGCCATCCGCATCACGCTCCTGGTCATTCAGAAACAAGACGTACGCCCACGACTTGTCAGCCGCGAGGGTATTTGCTCGAATGTGAAAACCAGCATCGGTCTCTGCTTGAGTTATTTTTGACTCAAGTTCCTCGATCGTCCATGAGTTGACTTCGGTGGTGTGGTGAGCCATCCGAATTTCTTCATCGTGTTCGGGAGTAATCTCCTTCTGGATTGTGTGGACTTTCTTGGCGCTTGACATTACTAAGAATGGGGCAGACTTTTTTAAGCGGGGGCGAGGATGCCACCCTCGCGAGGTTTGCAGCAGCACTGGGCGGGCTTGGCGCTCAGGGCGCTCAGCATCTTGACCAGAATTTTGTTCTGCATTTCGAGGTTCACCGCGATCTTCTCGGTCGCATCCTTCAGGCCCACCAGGGCGGTCGCGATCGTCTCACCATCCTCGGTCGCCAGGAAAGCACCTAGAGCCTCCATGGGATCGCCAAAGTCCATCTCGTCCATCTCCTCGGTATCGTCCAGGTCCTCCTCCTCGTCCTCCTCGTCCTCGTGTGGGGGGCTGGGTGGTGGGGGGCGTGGTACACGAGACATTTAATAGGGCGCCAGAAAATCGGTGCGTCGTCTGGGCGCGCGACTCGGCTAAAGAAATCTGAGGCTTTCGTAGTAGCGGCGCGTGGCATGCCCTTTGTATACTCTATAAAGTGCAAGCTCGAGCCATACAAGGAATATATAGGTCAGACGGTTCAGGACGATTTTCAAATTCGCCTGAACGGTCATATGGCTGATGCTCGTAACGGAATCAAGCGACACCTATACAATGCCATCAGACTCCACGGATGGGACCAATTTACTATTGAAATTCTTCATAGTTTCCCCAGGGACGGTGACTGGCAAGAGCGCCTGGACGACCTCGAGATCCAGGAGATTTCTCAGCGTGGAACCCTGACCCCAGGCGGATACAACAACGAGACGGGCGGGAACAAGAACAAGGTTCTTCATGAGGACACTAAAGCCCTTATGAGCTCTGTCCGCTCAGGCGACCGTCACGCCATGTTTGGGAAGCATCATGATGACGAGGCCAAGGAACTCTTGAAGGAGGCGAACCACAAGGCGGTCCAGCAGTGGTCCAAGGATGGCGCCCAACTCCTCAGGACGTTTGGGTCGGTCGAGGAGGCGGCCAAGGAGTCAGGAGCGTGTAGTGAACATATAGGTAAAGTATGCAAGGGGACGCGCAAGACGGCGGGAGGGTTCCAGTGGAAGTTTGTGAATCAGGAGGATGTTCAGACGAACTCACCCTTGAAGTTTACGAAGATCCAGCAATGGTCGTTCGATGGGGAGACTTTGATTGAAGAATTCGGGACAATCAGGGAGGCAAGTGAAAAGACAGGGGCTGGAAATGGCCGTATAAGTAAGTGTTGCAAGGGTGTGTCACGATCAGCAGGCGGGTTTAAATGGAAAGCCGTCTAAATTTTTTTCTTGGGGTATATTACAAATGGCGGGCGGATTGATGCAACTGGTTGCATACGGCGCTCAGGACGTTTATCTGACCGGTCAGCCCAAGGTGACCTTCTTCCAGGCGGTGTACAAGCGCCACACCAACTTTGCGATGGAGAACATCCAGCAGACGGTGAACGGCACGCCCTCCAACAGCGGCCGCGTGTCCGTGACCATTGCCCGCAACGGCGATCTGGTCGGCAACATGTACGTGGCTCTGCAGCCCACCCTGGCGGCGAGCGCCAACCTGACCTCGGACAACAGCACGGCCGATCTGTGCTGGGTGGCCGAGCGTGCCATCGCCTCCGTGGAGCTGACCATCGGTGGCCAGCGCATCGACAAGCACTACCAGACCTGGTTCCGTCTGTACGCTGAGGTTTTCCTGAGCGAGTCGGACAAGATCAACTACGGCAAGCTGACCACCACCCAGCTGAACGACACCACCAACAAGAACTACGTGTACCCGCCCCTGCTGTT